AGATATGGCTGCGAGTCAATTCAGACCTGCGAGCGCGTCACCGAGATCGTCCGCAAGACCGAAGCCGAGATCAAATCGTTGCAGCGGTCAGGCGTGTACCTCGACACGCACCTAATCACCACCCCCGAAAAGATGGGTGAAGTCGAAGAAGAAAAGTCTGACGCTACCGGCGTGGCACCTTCCGGCGTCCTCATGGAAGGCGTCAAGCTCTACGAGTGCCATGTGGACCTCTTTATCGAGGAAGACCAGTTTTCCAACCCGACAGGCGACCCCTCGCCGTACATCGTCACGATTGACGATAACAGCCAGAACATCCTTCGGATACGCCGCAACTGGCGTCAGAGCGACCATCTACGCATCAAGCGTCAGGTGTTCACGCCTTACGTCTACGTCCCTTCGGACGGCCCTTACGGGTACGGTCTCGTTCAGCTTGTCGGCCAGCTTGCCAGCGTAGCCACGAAGGTTATTCGCCAGCTTGTCAACGCCGGCACACTGGCATCTGTGCAGGCTTGGTTCAAGTCGGAAGATGCTCGCATGTCTACGCAGGGGCCGCTTGCTCCCGGCGAAATGCGAGACGTAGAGCTTCCCCCCGATCAACTAGCTTCGGCCTTCTATCCTCTCCCAGTTAAAGAGCCGAGCCAAGTCCTATTCACGCTCTTGCAGATGATCGTAGAGAAGGGCGAAGGCTTCTCCTCTATGGGCGACCTGGAGATTTCAGCCAGCAGCCAGAATGCGCCGGTAGGAACGACCCTTGCGCTAATCGAGCGTCAAACCGAAATCAGCAATGCCGTACAGTCGCGGCTATACGAATCCCTGCGTATTGAGTTCTCCCTTATCAAAGAGATCATGCAGGAGTTTCAGCCCGACGTCTACGGAGACATCTTCGGGGAACTGGAACAGTTGACCGGATGCGAGTGTTGCTTGTTGCCAGTAGGAGACCCGCGTAGCTCGACGCAGAGCCAGCGGCTAATCCTGCTGCAACAGGTCATGCAGATGGCAGCGCAGGCCCCGCAGATTTACGACATGGCGGCAGTACATCGCACGATCCTAACCGACATGGGCATTGATGACGTTGACGTGCTGATTCCAGACACCAGCAAGATCGAGCCGATGGACCCGATGAGCGAGACGATGGCTATGCTTACCAGCAAGCCGGTAAAGGCGTTCCCAGAGCAGAACCACCAAGCTCATATCACGTTTCACCAAGCCTGCAAGCAAGACCCGTACTTGGCTCAGATGTTGGCTCAGAACCCGAGGGCTCAAGAGATTATGGCTTCCAACGAAGCTCACATCGCGGAGCACCTTGCACTACAGCTACAGCAGCAGGTTCAGGCTCGCATCGGAACAATGATCCAAGGCCCGATGAATCCACAGCAGGCGTCTCAGGTCGCAGGCATGATGGCTCAGGCAGTCGGTCAGATGGTTGCAGAGCACACGCAGCAAGCGCAGGCTCAACAGAACCAGCAGCAGGCGCAGAACCCCGAGATGATTCTTGCCAACAAGGAGCTTGCTATCAAGGATCAGGCTCGCCAGGACAAGAAGGATATCGCTATGGCTCGCTTGCAGCATGACAACGACACCAAGGGCGCTAAGACTCGTCTTGAAGTGGTTCGCATGGCTTCTCAGGCGCAACAGATGGAGGAGGCCAATCAGACCAAGTTGGAGATCGCAGGAATCTCCGACAACACGGCCAACAATTCCCTGGCCGTACAAGCCTTCAAGCATCTCAGCGATGCTTACCAGAACGACCTCTCTGGAGACAACGGCCAGCAGTAAAAGGGCCAATCATTCAGTCGAAGCATGGCCGGGGCGAAAGCCTCGGCTTTTTGCGTTTTTGCGGGGCTTTATGCGGCACAACACGAAAGCTCTTTCGGCCTGACTATGGCTGTCGAGGGAAGAGATGAGCGGACTGAGACGGATGACAGAAGCAGAAGTGCTTGAGGTCATAGATCGAATAGTTGCGAAAGAACAAAGGGCTCTGCTGTCAGAAACGAGAATGTCATTCGAAGACTACTCTTCGGCGCATGGTCGATTCGCTGGCGCACTAAAGGTTCGCAAAGATTTCCCTCACATTGCAAGACAACTTTTTAACGAAGAGGATTAATGGAAACACTAGAGCAAACAACTGCTCTTGCACCCATCCAGGAGATCACCGTGGATGCGCCCTTGAATGATACGGGCGTCAGTGTCAAGGGCTATCAGATTCTCATTGAGATACCTGAATTAGACAATAAGCGCGGCAACATCTATCTGCCGGAAAGCATGTTGGCGAACGAGAAGGCGGGAAGCTGTATTGGCCGCGTTCTCGAACTCGGACCAGAATCTTTCTTGGATGAAGAGAAGTTCCCGGCCGGAAAGCGCTGCGAAGCAGGAGACTACATCATCATGTCGGCATATTCCGGCGTGCGATTCAATCTCTCCAATGCAGAGACCCGCAAGAAGCGCGATCTTCGACTGATTGAAGATACGGCAGTTTTGGCTACGGTTCCGTATGCGAACCATCTGGTGAGGGCATAATGGAAGACTTCGAATTTGTATTAGAAGAAGAAGCCACTTCTAACGGCCAGGAGCAACAGACGCAGGAGACTCAGACTCCGGTTGCGCCGGCAGAAGAGACCCAAGCGCAGACCGTCGTAGAGGACGAGCCCGAAGTTGTATTCGAAGACGACAAGGAATACAACAAGAAGGACTGGAAGATTGATCCCGTCACGAATGCCGAAGACAAGAATGACGACCAGTTCTCTAAGGACGTTCAGAAGCGCATCGGAACGCTCCGCGCATCGCTTACCGAAGCCGGCCGCCAACGCGACGTTGCCGCTCGTGACAATGCCGAATTGCAGCGTTACGCGCAACACTTGAAGTCGGAAAACGAAAACCTCCGCAAGCAACTTCATACCGGCAAGTTGAGCACTCTGGAGAGCCAAGCGGCAGCGCACGAAGCGCAAGCCAAGGCTGCTCGCAAGGAAGTCGAAGAGGCTATCAACACCGGCAACACGGCTGCCCTGCTGGACGCTCAAGAGCGTATGCAGACCGCAAACGCCAAGGCCGTTCAGTACCGGCGCGAAGTGGAGACGACCCCGAAGGAACCAGTTGCGGCTCAGCAACCAGAATATGTTCCTGTTCAGCAACAGAAACAGGTGCCCCAGGTTGACACGACAAAGCGCGACAAGTGGGCAAGCGAGAATCCCTGGTTCGCTATGGACGAGTTCGGCGTGCCCGAGAATATCGAGTCCGCTACCGCAATCAAGGCTCACCACGCAGCCATTCGCGCTGGCGCTCAGGAAGGCTCAGACGCCTACTTCGCTCACATCAACAACACCGTTAAGGCCGCTCACCCCAAGCTGTTCACGCAGCGTCAGGCAGCCGCTTCAACCGTCGTTCCGTCGTCTCGCGTATCCACTGGTCAGCAGACCAATGGGGCAGGTAAACAGCGAGTGATAATCAAGGCAGAAACAGAGAAGTTGGCGCGGTCGATGGGCCTTACTACTCCCGAAGAGATCAAGGCGTTTGCCATCGAACAACACAAATCAATGACCCGAGGAGCCAACTAATCATGTCGCAAGATCGTACACCACGAGGCGCTGAGTCTCGCAGCAATACCGCAGCCCGAACGAGAGTTCGGGTTCGCCGGGGGACGTTCCCGATGGACATTTCCCTTGGTCCCGACGTGGCTCTTCGCTACGTTCGCAAGTTTACAACCAATGACGGCCACGAAGACCGAGTGAATTTTAACGAGTCTTTGATGGTCGGTTGGACGCCGGTAACGGCAGAAGAATTACCTGAGATGGAAGCCTACAGACAGCCAGATGGAACGCTGATGTGTGGAGGCCAAATTCTCTGCAAAAACTCCGCAGAGGCGGTGCAAGAAGCGATTCAGGAATTTGAATCGGATGCCTTGTCGCAGGCAAGAAAAAGCACGACTGATTATCAGGACATGGGAGACAGCAGTGTTAGAACGCACGCCTCCTCACAGGTCAAGAGTTCGGTTCGTGTGGTGCGGCGAAACGATTAGTACCTTGCAAATTCTCAAAGGAGTAAAATGTCTCAAGTTCAAAGCCCCAACGGGCTGCGTCCCGTCAAAACTGGCGGCGATTCGCACAACGCGGGAACGGTAAATCACTACCCGCTCACAACTGATAACAGTGCTGTTATTGCTATCGGTGATCTGGTTGCTCTGGTCAGTGGCTCTATCGCCCCTGTCGCTGCAAACCCGGCTGCCGGCACTCTCAGCGCTAACTCTCCGGTCGGAGTGTTCCTCGGTGTCAAGTACGACGATGGCAACCAAGAACGCTTCCGCGCCGTGGCCCCCATTGATGTTCATACGGCTGCCGTAGGTTCGGTTGACGTAACCGTTTACGACGATCTGAACGCTGTATTCTCGGTTCAGGCGAACGGCACTCTTGCCGCTTCCGTCATCGGTCAGAACATCGGCCTGGGTGGTTTCGCTAGCTCCGATGTAGCCAACAAAACGAGCCGTCTGTACGCCGACACTGCCACTCTGAGCAAGTCGTCTAGCAGCACTGCTCCGTTCAAGATCATCGGTTTTGACACGACCAGCGGCAATGCGCCGGGTGATGCGTTCACGCAAATCCTGGTCCGCTACAACGCGAACGTCCATGCGTTTACGCTGGCAGGTTCTCAGTAATTCAGGACGAGGTAAATAAGAAATGGCAATCACAAGAGCACAGTACGAAAAAGAACTGCGTCCTGGAATTAACACCCTGATCGGCTTGTCTTACAAGCAGTACAAGGGCCAGTGGAATCGCATTTTCAAACAAGAGTCGAGCAAGATGGCCTACGAAGAGGCTGTCAAGCTGGTGGGCACCGGATACGCCGCTCGTAAAGACGAAGGCGCGATGGTAACGATGGATGATGGCATGGGCGAAGCGTGGGCGTCTCGGTACAACCACGTAACTTACGCTCTGGGCTTCACCATTACCCAGGAAGCGATCGAAGACAACCTGTATATGAAGCTTGGCAAGCGCTACAGCCAAGCGGTCGGCAACTCGATGGCTCAGACCAAAGAGATCAACGCTGCCAACGTGTTCAATCTGGGATTCAGCACCAACCCTGATTTCCAGTGCGGAGACGGCCAGTCGTTGTTCGCCAGCCACAATACGCAGAGCGGCGTTGCGAACGTCAACTACGCTTCTGTCGCGGTCGATCTCAACGAAGCCGCTTTGGAGAACGCACTGATCCAGGTGCAGAACTTCAAGGACGAGCGCGGCCTGAAGATCAATGCGAACGGCACGAAGCTGTTGATTCCTAACAGCCTACAGTTCGTCGCAAAGCGCCTCACCATGTCTGAGTATCGTCCCGGTACGAACGACAACGACGTGAACGCGACCAAGGGTCTGTTGAGCGAGACGATCATCAACAACTTCCTCACGAACCCGAGTTCTTGGTTCCTTCTGACCGACATTGACAACGGCGCGAAGCACTACAACCGCCGCTCGATGCAGGTAGAAGACCAGCCCGACTTCATGACCGGCAACTTCATGTTCAAGGCGACCGAACGGTACAGCTTTGGTTATGACGATCCGCTCTTCGCTTACGGGTCTCAAGGCGGCAACTAATCCGCGAAGCCTGTAGGCAGGCAATCTTAGGCCAGTTCCGAAAGGGGCTGGCCTTTTTGCTTTTGTGTGGGCCAAGAAAGATTGATGCAAGGCCGCATCCTGTAACTCGATGCCAACGCTTTTAGCTTTCGCGGGTGACGATGTAGCTCAGATTATCTTGGTCGCTCCGTCCGTGCCTTTCACGGTCGATTTCGACTTCACGGCCGTATTCCAG